CTGAGTGGTTGTTAAAATGTACTGGTAAGAGGTATCGCTATGCTCAGAAAAGTTAAATTATACGGAGAACTAGCTGATTTTGTAGGCTATAAAGAATTAGATGCTGTAATAAATTCTACTGCTGATGCAATACGGTTTCTTGTCAGCAACTTTCCAAAGTTAGAAGCTCACATGAATGAAAGATACTACAAAGTTTTAGTCAATGATTATGAAATTGGCGAAGAAGATATACAAAATCCTACAGGACAATCTAACATAAGTATTGTTCCTGTTATTACTGGTGCTGGTGGAGGTGTTGGTAAGTTTTTATTAGGTGCAGCATTAATAGCTGGAGCTTTTTTAGTTCCTGGATCACCATTAATTTTTGGAAAGGGTTTTGCAGCTTCGCTTGCTGGTGCAGGATTTGGATTTAAAGCTGCTATTGGTATTGGTGGTGCTCTAGCCTTGCAAGGTGTTTCAGAATTATTATTTCCTCTACCAGATTTACCTGACTTTTCAAACGAAGAAGATCCACGCATATCTTTTAGTTTTTCGGGGGTGCAAAATACATCACGAGCAGGTACTAGCCATCCGATAGTTTACGGAGAAATAATAACTGGTTCAGTTGTAATCTCTGCTGGAATTGACACAAATCAGGTGCAAATATGACTAAGAAAATTATTAGAGGTTCTGGTGGTCCACCACCCACTCCCCCACCTCCATATCGTGCTCCTGATACTTTAAATAGTAGACAGTTTGCTTCTATTCAAGATCTTATATCTGAAGGAGAGATAGAAGGTTTCGCAACTCCATCAAAAGCAGGGCTTACTAAAGGAACAACAGCATATAATAACGCAGCATTAAAAGATGTTTTCTTAAACGAAACTCCTATCTTAAATTCAACTGCCAGTAATACAAATCCACAGACAGCAGATTTTAATTTTCAAAGTGTAGGATTTACTCCTCGTTTTGGAACGTCAATCCAACAGCATATTCCTGGTATTGAAAGTAGTCAATCTACAACTGCTGTAGGAGTTACGGTAACAGCTTCTTCTCCTGTTACTCGTCAGATTATCAATACAAATGTAGATGCTGTAAAAGTAACGGTAACTTTTCCTCAACTACAAAAGGCAACTGACGAAGGGGATTTATTAGGTTCTTCTGTTGATCTTAAAGTACAAGTTCAATACAACAGTGGTGGTTATTCAGATATTATTTCAGATACTATTACTGGTAGATCTGCTGATGCGTACCAAAAAGAATATCGTGTAAATATAACTGGTGCATTTCCTGTTGATATAAGAGTTGTAAGAGTAACAGCAGATAGTACATCTTCAAGTCTTGTTGACGCTTTTACTTGGACAAGTCTTGGTGAGATTGTTGACGATAAACAAACTTATGCTGATAGTGCATATACAAACTTAAGAATAGATTCTGAACAGTTTAGCTCTATACCAAAAAGAGCTTTCCGTGTTCGTGGTGTAAAAGTAAGAATCCCAGGTGCAGGTGCTTCTAGTTCTGGTACTCCTACTGTTGATTTACAAACAGGAAGAATTGTTTATCCAAGTGGTTATATATTTAATGGAACGATGGGAGCAGCCCAATGGTGTTCATGCCCTGCTTTAATTTTATTAGACCTTTTAACTACTGAGAGATATGGATTTGGTACTCATGTTACAGACAGCAACTTAGATTTATTCAGTTTTGTAGCTGCTAGTAAATATGCAAATGAGTTGGTATCAGATGGTTTTGGAGGACAAGAAGCAAGATTTAGTTGCAATGTAAATATTCAAGGATCAATGGAAGCCTATACCTTAATAAATGAATTAGCTGGAGTGATGAGATGTTTTCCAATATGGTCTGAAGGTTCTGTCACTATTACTCAGGATAAACCAACAGATCCTAGTTATCTATTTAGTTTGGCAAATGTCGGTGAAGGTGGGTTTTCATATTCTGGTAGCAGTTTAAAACAAAGACATTCTGTTATTTCTGTCAGCTATTTCAATATGGATAGTAGAGAGATAGATTATGAAGTTGTAGAAGATAGTACAGCCCAAGCGAAACTTGGCATAGTAAAGAAAGATGTAAAAGCATTTGCCTGTACTTCTCGTGGTCAAGCTCAAAGATTAGGTAAAGCAATATTATTCAGCGAACAGAATGAATCAGAAGTCGTTAGTTTTGTAACGTCAATAGATGCAGGTGCAATCGTAAGACCTGGATCTGTGATTTCAATAAACGATCCAGTTAGGGGAGGAGAAAGAAGAGCAGGTAGAGTTAAATCTGCAACTACAACTCAAATTACTGTAGATAACACAACAGATTTAGATACGTTTACTGGAACGAATAAAAAGTGCAGTGTAATATTACCCGATGGAACGGTTGAAACTAAGAACGTAACAGGAATTATTGGTAGTGTTATCACATTAGATTCTGCTTTAGATCAGACTCCTAATGCTAATACTATTTGGTTAATTCAAAGTTCTACTTTAGAAGCACAAACTTACAGAGTAATAACAGTAGAAGAGCAAGATGGTATAAATTATGCAATTACAGCATTAACTTATATTGATGGTAAGTATGCAAATATTGAATCTGGAATAAGTTTACCTGCACGAAATATATCTTTATTAAACGAGCCAAAAAGTCCACCATCAAACTTACAGGCATCAGAAAGAGTTGTTGTAATAAATGCTCTTGCAGTAACTAAATTAATTTTATCTTGGGTATCAGTTACAGGTGTTAGTCAATATCTTGTTCAATATAGATTTAATAATACAAACTGGGTAAGCACTATTGTGTTTAGACCTGACTTTGAACTTACTGCTACACAAGCAGGAGCTTATGAATTTAAAGTTTATTCATATAATGCAGCTTTAAAATTATCTCCAACATCTTCCGATCTTACATTTAATGCAGTAGGTAAAACAGATCCACCTGGTAATGTACAAAATCTATCTATGGAGCCTATTACTAATAAATTAGTAAGACTTAGATGGACAAAAGCTGTAGATCCTGACGTTCTACATGGTGGAAGAGTATATGTAAGGCATAGTAACTTAACTGATGGCAGTGGTACGTTCCAAAACTCTGTTGATCTTGTCACTGCATTGGCTGGTAATACCACAGATGTTGTTGTTCCTTCTTTAGATGGTGAATATATTCTCAAGTTTCAAGATGACCAAGGTAATTTTAGTGTTGGAGAGGCTAGTGTTATACAAGATTTACCTGATTTAATTGATGCTCAAGTTATATTGCAAGATAGAGAAGATTTAGATTCACCTCCTTTTGCTGGTGTTGACACAAATACTACTTTTAACACTACCGCTAGTGCATTACAACTTACGAATCCAGCTACAAACGCAACAGGAGAATATGCCTTCAAAGATATTTTAGATATAGGTGCTGTATTTTCTCTTGATTTAAAAAGAGTAATCCGTTCTATTGGTTTTGTTATAGGTACAGATATAGAAACAATAATTCCAAGTGGATCTTTTTGGGATAATTATGCTATTGATGGTAACTTTGACGGTGCAGCAGCAGATGAAGCTAACTGTCAAATACAGGTAGCAACATCACAAACAGCATCAGGAACTTTTGGAGGGTTTAATAACTTTGCAAATGGAACATTTAAAGGTAGAAGATTTAAATTTAAATTAATTTTAGAAACAACTAATGTTTCACAAAACATGAACGTGCAACAGGCAGGTTATACAGCAGAGTTTCAATCAAGAACAGAACAAAATTACCAAACAGGAGGTGGAACATCTACCGCACCACAGTCATCAGGAACATCTTCTTCTGGTAAAACGGTTACTTTTGGGACGCCATTTTTTGTCGGCACTTCATCTCTAGGTGGAGCAAATGCGTTTTTACCTTCTATTGGAATCACAATACAAGATGCTATAGATGGTGATTTCTTCCAAATATCAAATGTAAGTGGAACAGGCTTTACAATTAAAGTTATGAGAAACAATGTTAATACTTTTGTTGATAGGTCTTTTACTTTTTCTGCTGTCGGTTATGGTAAAGGGGTGTAATATGGAAAAAAAAAGTATTATTTAGATGAGCCAAGTATCGGACTATAATATTGCCAATGCTTCGGGAGCTTCTGTAAGAAGTGACCTTAATGCTGTTTTTGATGCGATAAAAACTCTTAATAGTGGTGGTTCTGATCCTAGTAATACAGAATCATTTATGCCTTATGTTGATACAGCAGATAGTAATAATTTAAAAATAAGAAATGCAGCTAATGATGGTTTTACAACTGTAGGTTCTGTTGATTCTCCTAACTTAGGTTTACTGCCTGTAGCTGGTGGAACTATGACAGGTCAACTGCTTGGAGATGATGGATCTGCTGCTGGTAGTCCAGCTTATGCGTTTGATAACGATGCAAGCACAGGAATGTTTAGATCTGGATCTAATTCCATTGGATTTTCTACTGCTGGTACGCAGAGAGTGGGAATAAGTAATAGTGGATTGGATATGTTAAACGCATTACCAATAAGATTTCAAGATTCTAGTGGTGCTCCTTTTGTATCTCTTCAATCTCCTTCTTCGTTATCAGGAAACATAGCTCTTACTTTACCCTCATCAATAACTAATGGTGGATTTTTACAAACTGATGGATCAGGGAATCTTAGTTTTTCTATTGTAGAAGGTGTTCCGAGTGGTGCTGTGTTTTGTTTAGCTGTAGCTTCAGTTCCAACAGGTTATTTAGAATGTAATGGAAATGCAGTTAATAGAACTACATACGCTGCTTTATTCGCAGTTATTGGAACGCAGTACGGGTCTGGTAATGGATCGTCAACTTTTAATATTCCTGATCTACGAGGAGAATTTATTAGAGGCTTTGACAATGGTAGAGGAGCAGATAGTGGAAGAAGTATTGCTAGTTCACAGTCAGATCAAAATAAACAACACAATCACTCTGCAACAACATCAATTTCAGAT